ATTTTATGACAATCTTGGAGATTATCGCATCAGACAAAACATTCCATTTTATCATTATAAAAATGTCATCTAATTTTTTCTTCTGTGGATTTAACAACTGAACGTTGACTTTTTTCGTATTATCAACCAAAAATAGAGCTTTATTATCAATAATCTGCATCCGTTCTGTTTGCTTTTTATTAGATAAATATACCATTGCACTTAACGTAAAAGTTGCGCAGAAAGTCAGTACAGTTCCAAGATATGCCAGCAAATTTCCTGCAGGTATCTTTGCTTTAAAAAAATACGACTTAAAAAAAGCACATTTTTGAAATACTTTCAACCCCTTAAACATATGTGGCAATGTATAAACTAAATGGATAAAAAATGTAGGAATCACTGCCAATACCAAAAATAAAATAATTACATTTCTAACCGGATGTTTAGCACAACTTTCTATAAATTCATCAAACTTCTTTTTCATTCATTTCTCCTTTCAAAAGTATTGAATGAATTATACCATTCCAACCATCAATATTCAATTATCAAAGTACTTTACTTCAGAAAATCCTCCAAACTCATCTGCACCGCCGGAATGTCCTCCCACTGCACGCCGATATAGTCCAGCACCCTTCCCCAGCCATATTTTTCGCCAGTATTCGGGTCCGTGCAGCAGCGATACATCCAGAATTCCCATTCTTTCGGGTTACGCTCCCGGAGCTTGTCAAACCGGTGCGGCCGCTGCTCCAGATGAATTCCAAAACCGCACATGCTACAGCCGGTTCTCTGTGCTCCTGTTGTGTATAATTCTCCATTCTGCCGCTTCGCTATCGTTCCATAGATTTCCGGCACGATGGATTCCAGCGGAACATATTCTTTCGGACTTCCGTCCCTATTCCGGCCGTATGGCTGCGCATGATACAGCTTCTCGAACAGCGCCAGATGCTCATGGTACCAGCGGTTCATATCCAGCGCCAACTGCAGAATATCCTGCCGCATGAAGATCGCAAAGGGAGCAGATCGTGTCACCGTCTTGCCGTAATAATTGCAGCCATGATCGATTAACGCCTCTTCACGCTGTCCCCCTTCACTTGCCATAATTCCAAGGTAAGGACTGCTGTTATGGTTCTTCGCCCAGTCGTCGCAAGGTTTCTCTTTTAGCCAGTAACAACACTCATTCGAAATTTTAATGTCCGGCTCAGGCTTGCCATAGTTGACACCCTCGTTCTCGTTTTCATAACCACCAAACAATCTCAGCCATTTCTGCGGCAACTGCATGCGGCTGTTCTTAGCATAATGTCCCTGCGCGCCGCATTCACCGGTAATGATCGCATGCCGCACCGTCTTATTGTTCTCTGTCGGATTCTGCAGTGTATTGATCCGCCCGGCGATCTTCTTGCTAATAACCGGAAATCCAATCTCATTCAAGATCGTGACCTTGCTCTTATACGATTTTACAATCTCAAGTCCCAGCGCTCTATGTACCTTTTGGATACTCTGATCCTCAATACCTGACACCGTAATGCCTGTAACATGGATGCCGATGCTATGCAGCCAGATATACAGCGTAATGCTGTCCAATCCGCCGACGCTCACATGGCAGCTCTTATCCTGGCTTTCCATCTCCGTCCAGAACTCCCATGCTCTTCTGGCCTGGCGACGAAGTTTCACTTCATACGGCAGATTCTGCTTCGCCGTAAAAATTGCTCTCTGTATCTTCTTCTGTTTTTTCCATTCTTCTGTGCTTAATTCTCCCATTTCATTCAGAAGCCCGGTATACCCTTGCCCCGGCCGGAGGCTGGCTCCTTTCTTTGTGTTTGTTATTTTTTATGTTTCTTGTTCCATTCGTTCAGATATTCCATCTGTTCCTCGTCCTCCCGCGGATCCTTCGGCCGCTCTGGCCGGTTCAGCAGCAACGCCGCCGCACCAACGACTACTCCACAGAACACGATAATTCCAATCACTGCCATTTCTCACCCTCCTGCACTCTGGTTTTCAAGTAACATCTGCTCAAGCGATCCCATATCATATTGCCGCTGGTGGAAATTATTGAACTTATTTCCTGTGATCGGCTTCGCACTTTCCGCCTGACGTGGTTTGTTATCATAGTTTCCATCGATTACCTTCGCAAAATTGGCATCTTTCATCAGCCAATCAAAGTTTGCTGACCAGTTCCGGTTATTGGCACCCTTTAAGAAAGCGGATCCCTCTGCCTTTTCAAACATCTTTCGAAAATCTTCTAGGCTGTAAACTTTCAATCTGGCTCTGATTGCCTTCTTCCTGGCTTCGGATAATGTTTTTACAGATGGATAAGAAATGCAGATGGACCGGTAAAGGTCCACAACCTGCTCACAGGTTGCTTTCTCTTTATTCTTATCTTTATCTTCTTCTTTATCTTTCTCTTTATCTAGGCTGTTAACGTTGGATTCATGTAAATATTTATGTAAATGTTTACGTGAATCTTCACATGAACTTTCCTCTGTATTTTCTTCCTGCTCACCAGTCAGCAGAAGCTTCTGTTTTCTGCGGTAGTCCCGCTGGTATTCTCTCTGGTACTTCTTCCGGGCCTCCAGCTGCTCCAGATTCTGATGCTTTCCCCAGTTCGGGATGGTAATCACACCGTCCAGAATCTCAATCATGCCAAACTGCTCGAAGGTCTTAAGTGCCAGTTGTACCGTAGATTCCTTCCGCCGGAAGATGGTTGCCAGCATTTTGTCCGTGTAGGCGATTTTATCACTCAGCAGGAACACACCGCTGTTATTCATCTTCCCGGCAAGGCACAGGAGCTTAAACCAGATCACAATAATCGAGTCCGCCTCCGGCAGGCTCTCAATCAACAGAATCTTCTCATCGTCGAAGATATCTGTCGTGATCTTAATCCATTTGATATCCGCCATGTTACTCTCCTCCCTAAATCTCCCTGATTCGTATTCCATACACGGAAAGCATCAGCTTCCGTTTGATGATATAATCTTTCGTCCGGAATCCCTTGGTGTCTTCTACGATCGTAAGGGTATCCCCGTCCGGCAGAATCGTCTTGTATACAAAATCCGCTATGTAGGCACATTCCCGCTCGACGCATCTTCCACGCCCCTTTCTGGTTGTGCTTTCCGGATGCTCATACTGCGCCGGGATCAGCACATATTTGACCTGCCGCCGGATATCCTTTATTTCTCCTGCTTTTTCGAGGAGCAGAAGCTCCTGATACCGCGCCGCCTCCCGCTTGGAGTCGAACACGATACCATTCACTTCCACTTTTCGGCTTCCGTATTTATTTCCGGCATATCTTTTCCACGCCATTTCGCACCTTCTCTCTAGTTGAATGGAAGTTCTTCGTCGATGCCATCCGGGAGGCTCATAAAGCCATCTGGGTCTGTCGCCTGCGGTGCCGATCCTTCGATGTTTCCACTTGCACCCTTACTCTCTGCAAACTCCTGCTCCTCAACCACTACATCCGTTGTATAGACCTTCTGACCTTCCCGATTGGTATAGCTGCCGGTCTGAATCCGGCCGGTAATTGCGATCTTCGTACCCTGGCGCAGGTATTTCTCTGCAAATTCTGCCGCTTTTCCGAATGCAACACAGCTGATGAAGTCTGCAGTCTGCTCCCCTTCCCTCTTAAATCTCCGATCAACTGCCAGACGATACCGTGCAACGGCGGTCTGGTTCTGATTCTGTGCGTATCTCACTTCCGGATCCGCGCACAGGCGGCCCATCAAAATAACTTTATTCATGCTCTATCCTCTCTATTTGCCCCGCACAGCCATTTTCCGGCCGCGCGGGTACCTTTTTCTTAAGATGCTATTCCGTGGCGTTTAAAACGCCTGTTACATACCTGGCACCGCGCCAGGATAATCCGTGATATCCATCTGCCCCGGAAGGTTTTCTTCCTGCGGTGGGATATTTCTCGGAGCACTCTGCCGGTTCGGTGTTTTCTGCAGGCGGCGCATCGCTTTGTTGTACTGCTCCACGGTCAGATCACTGATTTTTCCGACCTTGAATGTATTGTTGATCTGCACCTCCTGCACGCCGGTTCTTGCCAACTCTCCTTGCAGTCTCCGCAGCATCTCACCGTTGATTCTGCTGGTTCGCATATCAGCCGCTGGTGTATTCTCTGTCTGCTGGGTCTGCGGCGGGTTTCCAGCTGTCTGCAGACCATTTACCGTCTCCGCATCCGGATCTGCCATATCAGACGTTGGGATGCAGAATACCTGGAAGCACGCATATTTGTATGCAATCGCCATGGCCTTGTTGGTAGCCTTGTCACCTGTATCCAATGCTTCTCCCACGAGTGTAGACCCAATGGAAGATCCGTCCTCTGCATAGAACGTAAACCTGATTGTGCAGGTAACATGATGCATCAGCGTTCCTTTTGCCGTCTGCAGTTTCTCTACCTCCCGTTCCAGAATATCCGGCACGATGACCACCTTATTTTTCGCCAGCGCCGGATGCAGGGCATTATACACATCATCGATGCTGCGGAACTTAAATCCCTGCTGTTTATTCATCTTATCTTTTCCAACCGCGCCAACATCCGCAATCACACCGGCAATCGAGCGATAGATCATCGGATATTCCTTTTTCTCTGTTTCTGCCATTATGCCTGTCTCCTTTCGAAATAGATGCCGAGGCTGTTCAATGCCATTTCCGTCTGCTCCAGCTCTTCCGGTGTAGCAATAACCTTGTACCACATCGTAACCGTCTGCGGCTGTGGGAACGGAAGATCATCGCCGTCCTCTGAATCATCGAGTGAAAACGGTACTTCCGGCTCTGGTGCTGCCACTGCCGCCGCTTTCAGCGCTTCTTCCGCCTTTTTCCGTTCTTCCTCTCTGGCCTTGGCGATTTCTTCGAGCTTTCTGCGTTCCTCTTCCCGTGCTCTCTCGATCTCAGCCTGGCGGCGCTGCTCCTCTTCCTGCTGGCGGCGGATGCGTTCTGCTTCCAGTGCCCGCTTTTTGTTATCATCGTATGTATTGATCCTGGTAAGGGCGGCACCGAGGTCACGGTTCTTCTGATAGATCTGCAGCGCATCTTCCACGACATCCGACTGCGTATTGCGGATGATTGCCACCTCAGAAGCAACCTTTTCAATCATTGCCAGAAGCTCTTTTTCGATCTGCTTCAGGCTGGTGGTTGCGTTATCCCACTTTTTCACGTAGATCTCTTTGAGCGGCAGGTACTCCGCCCACTCACCGGTGCAATCTGCATACATCGCCTCAACATCTGCATGACGTTTTCGGATGCGCTCTGCTTCCATCTCTTTCAGCTGGCTGTCGATCAGGCAGATCGGCTCGTCGATGATTTCCAGCAGCTCTTTCACCTTCTCCTCGAAGTCATTGTACGGTACCAGGCACTGCGCCTTGACCTCTTTCCGGCGTTTCTCTACTTCTTCTCTGGTCTTCCGAAGAGATGCCAGCTCCGCCTTGGCCACGCTCTTAGATTCCTCAGTGAATACCGCCCCCTGATACTCCGCCATCTTTGCAGACAACTGCGCTTTCACATCCTCAAAGTTACACCGGATCACCGCCGGTTCCTGACTGATCTTAATCTGCAGTTCTTCCATCTTTTGCATCCTCCGTCTTTTCTTCTGCTTTTTCAGCAACACCCAGCAACGTATGCAGTGTCTCCGTGTAGATCATGCCTTTTTTTACCAGCATATCGCGCATAATTTCCAGTGTTCTCTGGTCTTTTGCCTTTTCCTCGTAGTCATCCAGAGGAACAGAGATCATCATCATTTCCGACATTTTATAACTCCTCTCTTTCCATTGCCTCGAAGATTCTTCCGATGGTCTCCATCAGATCATCCGTGAGAATTTTGCTCAATTCCTTTCCAGCATCCTCCTCTCGCTGAAACTTGATGCCTTTCTGGGTATACTTAATCAAGTTTTGAGCGGCAATTTCTTCCGGCATCTTTTCTTTCAACGATTTATAGGTTCCCATAACCAGAGTCAGAAAGTCAGCAAGAACAACCTCTTTGCTTCCTTCAACCTCGACGATACCTTCTTTAGATTTAATCATCTTTCTTTTCCTCACTTTCGTATTTTGATATTAATCGTCTAAAACCTTTGTCCAATTGTACATTGCCGGATCTTCGGATTGTTCCTTTGTGCCGTCTGTGTATGTGCCAACATACATTTTTTCTCGCGAATACTCGGTAGAAAATCCCGTTTTTCCATCTGCGCTCATTGCATAGGCAATGTGTAAATGGCCAGCCGGACGATAAGGCGGAACACCAGGTTCTCCTCTTTCTTCGCCGAGCGGATGACCATGGTCAAGCGGCTCACGCTGGTCCTGCGGCTCCATAACCGCAAAGATTGCCCCTTTTTTCACTGCTACGTGAATCTCCCGAATATTCATGTATCTGATTGCAGTAGGCTGCATGACGTAGATGTCACGATAATTTTCACCCGCTGCCATTTTCATTGCTTCTTCGAATCCAACAATCACCATTATTTTTCTCCTCCATTCAGTGATCCGCTCCGGATCCACGCCGCAAACACCGCGTCCCGGCGCTCCTCTTCCCATTCTTCTCGCTCCTCGCGGCAGGCATCGACATAATCGCCGATTTTCTTACCAGCGAGCGCAAGAAGGAACATTCCGGCTCCCAGGGCGACGCGGCCCCAAAGGTCGGAGTCCACGCCACCGATGTAAATCCATGTACCAACCGCGCCGACCGCCAGCGCCGCTTTATCTGATTTCTTCATTTCTGCGTCCTTTCATAACCAAACGACTCCACTGCAGCTTCCACCCGCGGAAGCATAATTTCTTTTGCTTTTTCAGCAACAAATTCTTCCACGATCTCTTGCTGCCCATTGATTTTGATTCTCCGGGTAACGAACACAATTTCTTTCATAAGGCACCACCTCTTCCTTATCTTCTTATCGTATGCAACCTGGCTCCGTAATGATTTTCTATTGATTCGTAACCATTTTTGAGCTATTATGTAGTTGCAAATTGTTTTTGTATTGCGTCCCGCGGGAACTGGTCCTTCCTGTGGGACTTTTGCTTTTTCATTGACTTTTTACTGCTCCACTCCTATTCTGGTTATACAGGGCACTGCCATGCCCGAGTATTTTTGAAAGGAGATCATCGTGAATAGCTCTGTTATTGTTTCTGTAATCACTGTAATTGGGTCGTTTACCCTTGTTTATCTAAACTCGATAAAAGACTCATCCGACAGAAAATACAACGTCAGAAAAGAACAGCTTTTAAAATTTTATGTCCCGTTTTATCAGAGATATCGCATGGGATTCTTCCCTCAAAATCAGTTGAGCACTATGTCTATTGAAGTACGTTCCACATTTTTGGATATAATGACTCAAAACATCCATCTCATGGAACCACTATCTCAGGCAATGTATTCTGATTTCTATTTAGCATTCCTAAACTTGGCGGAAGCTGAAAATGGCAATCCAGAATATCCATATGAAGAATGTGCTCAAAAAATGGACGAGATTTTTGAGGACCTGTCAAAAGCAATCTTCATCGAGTACAGACAAATATTAAAGAAATGCCATCTGCCAGTGCCTTTAAAATAAGGCCTGTACGTTTCTTTTCTCTTGAATAGCACAATGCGGAAAGTGCATTCATTCCAAGTACAGTAATTACTACTGCTATGTCGAACATCAGCATCACCTAAAGCTTGCATCTCCAAAATCCAAACGGATAAGTCGTGCTGTTTCTCCGGAAGAGATCTGCATATTTTTTTCCAGTTCTCTTCTGGAGAAATCAAACTGCATATCAATCCCGGTTCTCAGCTTTACCCACTGCGGATACGTGATCCCGTCCAGAGCTTCGATGTACTCACTCAATTTTTTTTGGCTCATACTGCCTCCTTATTCTTCAAATACTTATTCAGGAAATACTGCTGGCCTTTTCCGGTTACCTTTGTGGTTTTAGTCATCCGCACGCTGCCGTCCGGATTGGAAATCACGGTTTCTTTGATCTGGAACAGGCCGTCTGCTACATATCGCTGCGTCGGCATGTTCCGACTGGATCCAGTCTTCATAAGGTAACCTTCATTACGAAGCTGTTCGAACAATCTTTTCTGTCCAGTGTCCACGCCGTTTTGACGCAGAAGCTTTGCGAGATCTCCGATCAGGATGGAACTGGTGCTTGCTTTCACCGCATCCGCGAAGATTTCCTTCGGACGCATGCGCTCGACATCTTCCAGCAGACCGGCGTTGGTTTCTTTCAGCTTCTCGATCTTCTGATCTGCCATTTTCAGGGCGCGGGCGAAGATCTGCTCCGGAGTGTTCCAGGCTTTCTCCAGATCAATGAAATACTGACGGTACTGCTTGCCTTTCTCTGATCGCTGGATCATGCAGATCTGTTTGGCCATGTCTACGGAGATCTGGTAGTCAACTGCTGGTCTGCCACCTATTTCTGAGGTTTTACTCATTTTTGAGTAAAAGTCTTTTCCGCTTTCAAAACCATATTCTGTCATACGTGAAAACCAATCATTAAATCTCGTATTGATTGCTAAGCCGCTGTGCAGATCTCTCGCCGACACGGTTGGTTGTTCCATGTCGTAATTAATAGGAATCAACATTTTCTCCATTTAATTTACCTTCCTTTTTAATTTTATACGGTTGAGCTTTTCTCAACTATGTGAGTAAAAAAATAAGCATGAATATCCGACTCTGGGATGTCGAGTACAGAAATCGCATGTTCCATTTCTTCCTGACCCCAGTCGACCACATTATTAAGCTTATTGCTCACAGACACTTCAGAAATTCCCAACCGCTTTGAAAATTCTGCTTGAGTGCCAAATTTTTCTTTTATTCTTCCTCTTAATTTTCTGTAATCATAAGAGTGTGGCATTCGTTTTCCTCCTCCTTTCCGGTTGAGTTTTTCTCAACTGCATTTAGGATAGCACCGCGCCGCTCGTATGTCAATACATTTTTTAAGTTTTTCTCAATTTTTATAAAAATATATTGATATTTTCTCAACCTTGCTTTATAATTCGTTTTAAAGAACTCTTTAAGAAATGGAGGGATACATTTTGAAAAAAGCAGAAATAAAAGATCGCATTAAAATTGCTCTTGAATTACGCGAATTAACACAATCGGAGCTGGCGGAAAAGGCACATATTGATAAAGGACAACTCAGTTCCTATTTATCAGGAAAGTACAAGCCACGTCAGAATAATATCGACGCTCTTTCCATCGCTCTCGATGTAAACGAAGCTTGGCTGATGGGTTTCGATGCTCCAATGGAACGGCAAGGTTCTGTTGTCTCTTCTAAGCTCTATTGCAATACCGAAAAGGAAAAATCTTTGATCCAGTCATATCGAAAACTGAATTCATCGAATCAAGACAAAGGGCTTTCTTATATAGAAAATCTTCTGACTACGCAGCGTATGGAAGACGAAGTATTCCTGAATGCGGCTCATGACCTTGGTGCTACTCCAGAGCAGAAAAAGCATGTTGACGATATTATGATGGATCCTAAAGAGTGGGAGTGATTATTTGACTTACGAAGAATTACTAACGGAATCAGATTCCATGAATTTGATTGTAAAAGAAAAAGATATTCCAGGCTACGGCGGACGTATTTGCAATAATCGAATTGCTATTCATAAAGGGCTATCAAGCCAATCTGAAAAGGCCTGCGTTCTAGCTGAGGAACTTGGACATTATCATACAACGTATGGAAATATCCTTGATGAAAGCGACATTTCCAATAGGAAGCAGGAACTTCGGGCAAGGGCTTGGGGATATGATAAACAGATTGGCCTACTT